GGAACAGATCGTAAAGGCGTCCGCAACGTGGAAAAGATGCTGTACTTGGAATACGGCACAAGTCGGCAATCGGCCACACCGGTACTGGCAAAAGCTATCAGGGACAGCGAAAAAGAAGTGTTAGGCACGATGCAGGCCATATTTGACAGGGAGGTGGGCAAATGAATGTAAATCCGATTGTCATAGCGGCCCTGGCCTCGCTGAGCCTGCCGGTGACGCCTAATATCAACCTTACGGGGGACACGGAGTACATCACATTTAATTACATGGACGAGCGAGCGACCTTGATAGCAGATGACACCGATCTGTACGACACCACCGTTATCCAGGTGCATTACTTCACTAAAAGTAATCCACAGCAGAAGAAAAAAGACATCCGCCGCTTGCTCCGCGCAGGCGGCTTTGTTATCCACGATACCCAGGAGTTTTATGAGATAGACACCGCGCTGAACCATGTAGTGGTCGAGTGCTCCATCGATGGAGTTATAAACGACTAAGGAGGTTAAACCATGGCCTATATAGGATTAAAGCATCCGGTCTTTGCGCCGATTGCAACCGATGTCTCAGGCAGCCTGCCCACCTATGGCACCGGGCTGGTGGTGGGGATGGCTATCGGGGCTGATGTCAGCATCGAACTGTCGGACGCTAAGCTTGCCGCAGACGATACCATCGCGGAGATCGAAAACGGATTTGTATCCGGGACCATATCCATGAACGTAGACGACCTGTCTGACGCCGCGCTGAAAGCATGGCTGGGGGTGCAGGAATCCACACTGGGCGGGGAGGCAACCCTGAGAGAGGCCGCCACTTATGACAGCCCCGAGGGTGGCTTCGGCTACTACCGGGTGCGCAAGAAAGCCGGGGTAAGATCGTACCGGGCATTTTGGTACCACAAGACCAAATGGGGTATGCCGGGCGAGAACGCCGCCACTAAACCGGATGGCTCCATCGAATGGCAGACCCCTACCATCGAGGGACAGATCATGACCGCTCTGGATACTGCGGCCAGCTGGCGGGACCAGGCGACATTTACCAGTGAGGCTGACGCAATCGCCTGGCTGGATGGACTGGCGGGCGTACCTACAGAAGTATCAACCGGTCTGTCCGGACTGGAGTTGACTGGCACTGGCGGTACTCTGTCGCCGGCCTTCGGCGCTGCTGTCAGGTACTACACCTTTGGCGGGGTTACTGCGACCGGCGTGACCGTCACCCCAACAGCGGCCGACCACACCATCAAGCTATACATTGACGGCGTATACAGCCAGGACATCGTTAGCGGAGAGGCATCTGCCAGTATACCAATGGCAGTAGGCACCAAGAAACTGACCATCACCGCGCAGGAGCTTGGCAAGACCGTCCAGACTACCGAGATTATCGTCGAGAAGGTATCCTAGGAGGGCTATAGGAGGGCTATATGTACGAAGATGTACGAATCATAACCATCAGACAGCAGGAGTACCCCGCCGTTTTTAACACCGCCGCGCTCGAAGAAGTCACCCGTCGGTATGGCGGGCTCACAGAGCTGGGCGAGACCATGAAGGAGCCGGCTAAAGCCATCGCGGAGATCGCCTGGCTCATAGCCCAGCTCACTACCCAGGGGGCGGCGCTCAAGAAGCTGCAGGAGGGCGTCGAGACCAAGACCTATAGTGCAGACGAGATCAAGATACTGATGTCTCCCAAGGAGTTGATGGACCAAGCCGACCTGGTCATCGAGATAATCAATGCGGGTATGGGTGATGAGGACGAAGCCGCCGACGAGGACACCGAGATCGATGAGGTACTGGAGGAACTAGAAGCCTCAAAAAAGGAACCGGGCGCAGGGGATTAAAACCTTTGCGCCTTATCTTTTTGGGTCTACGGTGTGGCCTGACTGAGCAGGAATCCTGGCTGACCACACCCGGGCGCATACTGACCCTTTGGAAGTGGACACTGGAATACGATGAATACCTGCACTGGATAAAGCGCAACAAACAACGGCCTGGAGGTGAGGACTAAATGGCATTGAGAGAAATAGGAGCCACACTAAAACTGGATGGGGAAAAGGAATTTCGTAAGGGCATGAATGACGCCGCTCGGGGGCTCCGGGTGCTGGACTCCGAATTGAAAGCCAGTTCTGCTGCCTTTGCCGGGAATGAAAAATCCATGCAAGCCCTCACCAACAAAGGCACCCTATTTGAGAAAAAAGTAGCCCAACAGAAAAAAGTGGTCGAGGCACTGTCTCGGGCCGTCAAAGAGTCCGGCCAGATGTACGGCGAAGCCTCGGCCAAGACCGACGGGTACAAGATCAAGCTCAACAACGCCACCGCAGCACTGGCTAAGATGGAGCGCGAGCTGGAGCAGAACAGTCAAGCCATGGCTGAGTTGGGGAACGACACAAGCCGGGCCGCCAAGATGATGGACAAGCTGGAGCGCAAGGCGAAGGAGATGAACGCCAGCCTGAGAAAAGCCGGAGAAGGGTTAGGCAACGTCGGGCAGAAGATGGCCATGGGCGTGACTGCCCCGATCATCGGCGGCATGACGCTGGCTACCGAGGGGACGCGAGAATTTCGGCAGGACTTAGGCAAACTCGACGCCGCATTTAAGACCACCGGCCACGGGGTAGAGACCGGGCGTAAACTGTTTGCGGACTTCTACGGCATCATCGGCGAGGACGATACCTCAATCGAGGCGGTCAACCACCTGGCCCAGATGACCAAAAACCAAAAGGAGCTTATCGACTGGACCACTATTGCCACCGGCGTCTATGCCTCGTTTGGTGATTCGTTGCCGCTTGAGGGGCTGACCGAAGCCGCCAATGAAACGGTCAAAGTGGGCAAGGTAACTGGCCCTCTGGCTGACGCGCTCAACTGGGTAGGCATATCCGAGGATGAGGTCAACGCCAAACTCGAAAAGTTTAACAGTGAGCAAGAGCGATCCGCTTATCTGACCGACCTGCTGACCGGAAAATACAAGAAGATAGCCACCGAATACAGAAACATCAACGGCGTTGTCATCGACGCCAACCAATCACAGGCCGGGCTGCGCATGGAGATGGCCGACTTGGGGAATAAGCTGGAGCCGATAATGACTAAGGTCGTTCGCGCAATCACCAAGCTAGTGGATGCGTTTAACTCTATGCCGGAACCGATGCAGGATATGATCATCAAATTCGGCCTGATAGCGGCTGCGATTGGCCCGGTGCTTATGGCTGTAGGCAAGGCCATGGTATTCTTTTCCCTGTTTGGCGACAAGCTAGGCGGAGTGATAGGCATCGGGGGCAGGTTGATAACTGCGATCACCCGCATCGGCCCTGCAATAGCTGCCCTTGCCACCCCAGTTGGGATAGCAGTTGCCGCTGTGGTCGCACTGATAGCGATTTTTGTCAAGCTCTGGAACACTTCGCCAGCGTTCCGCAACTGGATCCGTGAGCTGGGAGACGGTTTTGGTAATTACCTCAAAAGCAAAATCAATGGGTTTATAGAGGATATAAATACGGTCATTGCCTTGGCCAATAGTCTGCCAGGGGTAGACGTAAAGCCAATTAATACTTTGACCTTATCCTCCGGCACCACCGGCTGGGCTGACTTCCGCAAGCTCGACGGCAACGCGGAGGGCACCCGGAGTTGGAAGGGTGGATGGACAATGGTCGGTGAAAAAGGTGCAGAGTTGGCCTGGTTGCCACAGGGAACTGACATCAGGTCGCATGGCGAGACCACCAGGATGATGAACCAATCCTTGACCATCGGCGGTCTCGTCCGCATTGAAGGCGTAAACAACATGAATGAAGTGGTCGGGGTGGCTGAGATCGTGGCTAAGCAGATTGAGCAGGGCGACCGCAGACTAGCGGGCAGAGTTAGAGTCATGCCTAGTATGGCGTAAGGAGGGGAGCAGATGAGCTTTTCGTGGGGTAGTACCGACTTATACGTAATACCAGATACCTATAATCCGCCCTGGGCCGAAGTCACTATAAACGAGATCGCGCTGCTCCCTGACCCAGCCGCGCTCAACTCTATATCAACCGTACTCCAGCAAGGCGGGCGCAAGCGGCAGATAGTCACCCTGTCTACCTACGTCAAGAGCTACTCGACGTACACAGCGATGTTGACCGACTGCATGG